CCATTTGAGTGGTTGCATCAAGTGTTTGCTCGTCAGGCGAGTTAGCTAAATCTTCTGTAATTTCCGGCTCAACTTCAATGTCCGTTGTAAGTCCTTCACCAGATCCAGGAATTAATCCAGCCAACTTTAGAATTTCATCTACTTCGTGTGCCTTTCCACCGCTTGCGTAAACTGAGATCGACTTTGTATTCGAAAGACTGTCGTAAGTATTTGTGACATTCAGTGAATCGTTTTGCGCGGGGGGTGGCACACCCGGCGCTGATTGTGCAGCTATTCCTGAACACTCTTTTAATCTTTGCACTGATTCATAATAACTAGATTCAAAATCCTTACCATCATCATTATTGCCAGAATCCGCATTTAACTTAACTAGCACACTGGCATAAAAGCCAGTTCCATGATGCAATTTCAAATCAATTAAATTAGTATCTAATCCAGCTGCCTTGGCAGCTTGTAAAAATTTAGATTTTAATTTATTGAATTCCGATTTTATTTTTGCTTTATCAGAATCTGAAAAATGCGAAAAACCCTGGGATCTTGGACTGGAACCAGATAATCTGTCATAGTTTATCCCGGCAAAGTTACCCAATGGATAGCTATACCGGCGCCATTCTCCATTTGTACCTACTCTAGCTTGACTATAAGATTCTCTATTAAAAAATGAGTTAGCAAACTTTTTAACTTTATTTGCGTTCTGATCTTTCACTGGCTTAACATTAGCCCTGTATTTTCTAGTTTTACCGTTGTTTGTATAATATTTGTTTCCTTCACTGTCTAAGGTTCTAAACGGATCAGTATTTGCTTCATCAATTTTGTCTTCTTTCTTTTCAGCGTTAATTTCAGCCTTTTCAAGCCATTCGGGCTTTTTCTTTTTTGCTTCAGACATTTTAGTTGGACTTCCTTTTGCAATTTTCTTCGTAGACTTATGACACCTACACGGAAATAACTCAGCAGTGTAACCATCACCGCCACATTGTGGGCAACCCGGATCCGGTTCTTCATCTAGAACTTCAGAATGACCTTCGTTCTTATTCATCAATGCCAGGTAATCTTCATTTTCATCACCGTCAATTGATTTGTTTTTATCATCCAAAACAATTTCATTTATTTCATCGGATTCTTCATTGCTGTTGCATTTACATTTACAGCCAGAATCTGGACCAGCACAATTGTAATGCTCATCATAAAGGCATGCATAACATTCGTCATCACGATTATAATCTGAATCAGCATCTTCTGTTGCAATATTTAAATCTCGAAGGAAACTTTCATCTTCGTCTGAAAATGGGTTATCATAATCTATTGTTTTCTTTGCGGCTACTTTTGATCCCCTAGACAATGTTATTAAATCATCGGCTGCAACATCTAGCTTACTTCCATCGGACAATTCAACAGCAAACTTTGATTCAGTGCCATTTAACTTTATAACATCTGCGACCACGCCAATATCACCAACATGCGGGCCACCAACTATTTCAACTTGGTCACCTACTCTGGTTTGTGGTCCGGAATAATGCGCATCTTCGCTTTCATCTAACTCATCATCTTCATCATATAATGGGAACGGGTCACGAGCCGGATCGTCGTCGTCATCATCTTCATAAATGCGTTTTAATTCGCCGCGTTGGAAATCATCAGTCGGGCCATCATCCAATTTAACACGGTAATTTGTTCTGTCTTTATTAATGGCAACTATAACGCCAATGCTGCCGTAACTATCAGCTTCATCGGCAATAATTCTGACTGTATCACCCCTTTCCAATGGTCCAGAAAAAATATTTCTACCTTCATCTACTGGGCCGTCAACTTGTGGTCCGAAAACATGGCCACATTCATGGCATTCATGCGATACTTTTTCTGATCCACACATTGGACAGTGTGTAACATCATTATCTTCTTCAATTGGTCCGTGTGGGCCGCCAACTTCAATTGACTGGCCATTTTCGGTTAAACCCTTAATAAACTTAGGTTCATGTCCTTCTTTCTTGGCAACATCAAAACAATGCTTACAAGAAAGATATTTAATCCCATAAGCTTCTGCTTTCATACTGGGCTTATTAGAGCAGGCGCCTGCCTTGTGTGTACATGCATCACTTTCGCAATCACACTGCTGATGCCCCTCGGAAACAACCGACTTGGCAATGTTATCAAATTTAGCTAAAATGTCTTTAAGATCCATTATCGTTACCTACGAAAACTCTTCACTTTTGGAATTTTATTCTGCTTTGTCCCGACTGGACTTAGTTTGCCCTGTGGTAAATCATTGCTTGTTTCAGCCTTCGCAGGTGCATTGGGAACATCAACTAACTTCGTCAAACTATTCTTAACTAATTTTTCGTTGTAATTATCGCCATAATTCGCATCGGTTATTTCTTTATTGCTGTCATTCTTAAATGGCTGTTGGAGCAATGGCTTATCTTTTTCACTTTTATCTTTATGATCTTCTTCTTTTTCAACTGAAATCATATGATCTGTGCTAAGAACTGCAACGTTTTCAGTTTCCATGCCAATCTGGGCAATAGTATGACGGACAAAGTCAGCGGTTGCGGGGTAATTCAAAACGACATTTATTGTGTACACTTCTGGGCTGCTAAGAGTGGGAAAGTCAGTGTCAATTCTCTTAATTGGCAAACTCTTGGCCTTACTAATACTATCAAGATCGAATCGACCCAGGGCGCCTTCAATTTTATCCATCATTTCGTCAGATGGTTTGAATGCCAACTTAACAGTGTATTTGTACTGTCTCTTTCCTTCCATTAAATAATCTTTAAATCTTTTCATATTTTGTCCAAACCCCGATATCAATATTTATCAGAAATTAAGATTTATTCTGATTGACTTCTCCCATAATTTGCTTCAGTAACTCATTTCTATCAATAACTGTTCCGGTACCCGCTATACTCGGCTCATTTGTCTCATTTGATTTGCTTGCATATTGATCAACCCGCATCTTACGAATTTGCAAATCGATCATCTTAAGTTTCTTTTCGATCTTGTTCTTTTTAGCTGTTAAGGCATGGCCCAACATATTACTGGCGGCGCCCGCAATCTCTCCAACCAATCTAGATTCAACATTCATACTTAAATCCATTAAATCTTTGTAGGAATCAATAGCTAATTTTGCAATGTCGTCAAATTCTTGATCACTTGCTTCCAGTCCACTAACTATCGGCAATGCTGCATTTACTTTGTCAATTTGATCTAATAGTTCTGTTGATACCAGTGAATTATCAATTTGTTCTTCTGGTTCATCAAGTACCATTTCGTCTTCTACTTCAGAAGCTTCATTAACTGGTTCCAGATCAAAAATTTCTTCTAATTTAGTTGTCATTTCTTTCCTTTACGGAACATATCATTTTCTGTGAGAACACGAAAGAATATGTTGTTTTGTTCACAATACTGCCTGCAGGATTGCCATTTAGCCTGGTTTCTCAATCCAATCGCTGTATCACGAGCACTACGGGATTTAACCATGCCAGTTTCTTTCATTGGTTTAATCTCAATAACTTCGGATACTAGTTTACCGTCTTTCGTAATGTAAGTTACAAAAAAATCAGGGATATAACTCTTGGTTTTTCCAGTTATTGGATCTTTGTATTTTACTGAAATGGCTTCAGATGCCCATTGATGTATCGAGGGATGTTGATCACAAAAGTTCATGAAAGTCAATTCCCATGAGCTTCTGAATTTTGGAGCCTTTTTACCTACATATTTACTCGAATTTTTAGGTGTGAAGATGCCTTGTGCAAACTTACTCATAACAATATTTAGTTATCTAAGGATTGATTTCGCGAGAAATAAAAAGAGGTGTGTTTTTATTGTTATTAACGCCAATTAGTGAATTTCTAACCCGAGTTGAATTTAAGTATGCTGCCAAAAATATATCTTGTGCTTGGCTTGATCCCTGCGATTGGACCAATTCTATAAACTGGGTAGGTGTTATGCCTAATGTAGCGGCAATTGCTATATATGCTGTAACTAATTCACCGATAATACTTGGATCAGACACCCTAGATGCAGCATATGCCTGTACATAATCGTAATTGGACGTACCAATTGACGAACCTTGTGTGGGTTGCCCGGATTTGTTATATGTTATAGCCATATTATAAAGTTATTGGTGGTAGTCCACCGACTCCAAATGTATTAGTTACTACCGGAACAGCAATTCCTGTATTAATTTGTAATGATTGGGCTGCCGTATTCAATTCGGCTGCTGTTGATACGCCGGCACTAATTGTAGTTACGCCACCAACCGGTAGATTCAAACTAACGCCAATTTCACCAATGAGATTCGACGCAGCATCTGCAAAAATACCACCAACTGTTGCCGGTGTGCCGAGCGGACTTGGATTGGGATCACGAAATAGCTGGCTGATTAAATCCCAACTTGCTATTTCATCATCTTCTAAATTGCCAGCATTATATAGACATGATTCATATTCGAGTTGCATTGTTCCAGTTAAAAAATCACCACTTTCATAATCTAACGTATCATGCTGGAAGCTCGATATAACTGGGTTAACTAATACGAATTCATTGTAAGTTGATCCGATCGTTGTATCAACTGCTCTATTAAATTCATATATGCGGATACTTCTGAAAAACGGTTGATTCCTACCAAACTCAGTTTGCCCATTTATAACTGTGTCGAGTCCAAATCTTCCTGCCCAATTATCACTGCTATTATAAATTGTACTGTATCCAGACTGTGGTGTTCCAGAATTTTGGTCCCACTGCATTGGAATTGGCAATCCCTGCTGCTGTGCCGCCGTAAAATCTGAATAGTTAACATCTTGATTGTGATAGGAAAAATATCCATACCAGAAGCCAACCATTTGTGATATAGTATCGTCCCAAAAATTAATTTCTACTGGTTCATAATCAACTTTATTAATTGCCAATGACCAACGATTGTATTGATTGTTCTTTTTTACATCAAATTTAAAATTAGGTAGTTTAATTGACTTGACTAAAATCCCGAGTGTTGGAATATTATTAGTGGGCCAATTTATTCGAGTGTTAGTTCCTGTACCTAACGATTGGTTAACAACCGTCAATGCGTCGGGATTCAAATCAAAGAAGCAAGAAAACCAACGTTTTGTTTTCGGTAAATTTTGATAGTTATTTGTGTTGAACGTATACGCGGCATCTTGATAATCACGTAGAGTAATTGACGGATCCGGAAATGCAGGAATACTTGCCATACTAATATTTATTCAAATGAAAACCGCCCACATTACAATATGTGGGCGGCTTAATTTATTGTTACTGATTATATTGCAATTGTACCAAGTGTTCTAGGAATTGATGTTGTTCCTACTCCATTCGGTGTTTGAATTGCGTTATCAAATGATAGGATCATTTGAATTGTAACTGGGTCACTGCTTTCGTATGATAGTTCACCGTAATTAACTTGCGTAATAAACGAACCTACAAGTGTCCAATTTTCAAGAACTATTGGATCAACTGCGCCGTTGCCGCCATCAAGAATATCAACGGAAACTGTCATCTTGTAATCAATGCCCGAACTACCTGATGCCTGCTGTGCAAAATCAAATTGCTTCTGAATCTGTTCGCCAACTAATCTTGATACATTTCCTTGCATATCGTCACGAACATTCAATGTTGCATTGCCCCATGTGGGCTTGCCGGCATACTTTACTTTGGAGTTATAAATATCAATCGTTTTTAATTCGAATTCAACTTCAGGTCGAGTAAAATCCATTACCTGCTTAGTCAATTCAGTAGATGGCTGCGTCACTCCAAAATTAAGAAATAGTACACGAAATCTATATTTTAATTTGGGCATCAACAAGCCCTGTGTGCTTGAAGATTGTCCCTCTGAGCCTAGAGGAACGGTCATATTTGTCAATGAATTTACTGGCATATGTATTTTATCTCCATCGACTTACTGCTAAGTCAACTATATAATTATTTATCAAACTTTGCCAGAAATTTTTTGGGTATACTATACTTTTTGGATGAGTGCCAAATCAGCAACGATATTATATATTAAACATATTCCCAGGCCAATGGCATCAAAAATTATCCAGAAATCACTATCATTACTTTTAATGGACATATACAGGATTATTATCCATAAAACTAATACAAAATGCCTGAGTTTCATTCCGTTGGCCGAATCCTAGGATTTCCAATGCTGGGTTCTCTTTCAGGACCACACTCATCAAATAAATGCCATAACTTTCGATTCTGAAATTCATAATATGCGCCCTGTGGGCGCATTTTTCTTACTCTGGCACAGTATAATAATGTCCAGTCCGACGAAAATTCATCTAATTTTTCACATTCATTTTTAGCGTTAACTAAAATATCAAAAGTTTCCGGCGTAATTGCTTCGGCATCACCACATCCCCACCAGAAAAAATCACTGCAATTAATAAAAAATGTCAGGGAATTATCTTCTACTTTCCAGATTAAATCATTTGGGCAGGGCTGAAAAAATTCTAAAATTTTAATAATAAATTCTTTATCCACATTACTTCCTTAGTTTCTCTATTTCTCTGAGTACATTCTTGTAGGCATTTATTGCGCCGTTGATAGCAGCCGGCTGTTGATGTTTTTCGAAGTAATAATCTTTTGATAATTGGAGATCAAATTTAAGACGGCGCACTACTTCTTTTTCCAATTTGTCTAATTTTTTCATTACATTTTCCGCCATGAACTGTCCAGCATCCAACTATGTGCCCAATTCTGGGTATAATTGCAGTATGGACAAATTAATCCGTCCTCGGTCAGAACCAAAATTCCTTCCCCGTCAAGATGTTTTTCATCTGTTCTATTTCCACCGCATGTAAATGGATGGAATTTCCTGGCTTTCTGGTACTCATTGAATGAATCGCATTGCTCTTTTGTAAATTTCATATAGCTATTATATAATGAAATGACAAGTATGTAAATAATTTATTTCTTATTCCATATCCATGCGGTTTGTCCACAATCCCATATTCTATCCAGGCCAATTATATCTCGGGTTATTTGCTGCTCAGTTAAATTCGCATCATATCCCATTTTAACCAATTTATGTTTTTGATATTTTGATCGGTGTTCACGCACGTCATCATTAACGTACCAGTAGGTCGGCTTTGCTTCTTCCTTTCTGGTAAAACCTAGTTTTTGGTACACTTTCCCCGTAAACCACCTACGATCACAGTAACTAACAACCGATATTGGGTTGTATTTTTTAATAAAATACGCCCACAATTTTTCTGTTCCCCCGATAATTTTAGTATTTGTTTGAAACGCAAGACGTATTAATTCCCATTCAATTGACTTATTATATCTGGGTTTACCAAATGTCATTGCAGCAATTATTTCATTGTCATATTTGAGTACGACTGCTTTATTTGCTTTACACCAACCTTGAAGGTGATTTTGGTTGAGAAATTCACGTAAATTTTTATTCGGAATTTCTTCGAACTTGCATTTTCTAGCTGGAATTATTTGGTCTTGTTTATTAAGATAGCCTTTAATTATAGACTTACATATTTCTTTTTTATTTACCCACTCGTCTTCAAAAATATGGATTAATTGGATATTCTTTTCTTCACATTGTTTCGTTTTGTAAAAGTGATAATTATTATTTTTGCCGTTACTTTCGGTATGCCAATATAAACCGTCATATTCTATAGCCAAATTATAATCAGGCAGATAAAAATCAAGTTCTTTGGGTTTACACAACAATCTATCTTTTTGGTGGATAATTTTTAGTTCATCTAACCAGTTAGCTATTTCCAATTCCATGATACTCGCCTGGTCTGAAATTAACCCCAAATTAAATTTATTATGATAATGATATACAGTTGAAAAAGCACAACCAATTATTTTTGCTGCACCTTTTGCATTATGCGTAACTATTAATTCTCTTAGTAATTCTGGATCCTTTAAATATTTTACATTTTCACCCAAATGCGCCTGTCCCGGATTTTCACATCCATTTTCAATCAATGATTTTTCGCGCATTTTTTCTTGGAGTATTACTGATTGGGCCGGGTATTCGCATCCATAATTAGCCATGCACGTATCTATTTTTCTTTGTTTGATTTCTGCATTTTGGGAAATATTTTCCACGCCATAATTATTTCTAATAGAATTCTTGATTTTTTTCTTTATATTATCGTTTTGGAACCCCCAATCAGTACCGTATTTTTCTCTATTCGTTTGTTTTGTTTTTTCCAAAACTGCATCGGTTCTTGAACTAATCATACCATATTTTGCTAGGTTCGTCTGCTCTATTTTTTTCTGTGTACATTTACAATCTCGTCTACAAACAAATCCACGCCAAATACCTCTAAAATGTTTTTTATTTCCATAAGGACAAACGCTATTATTCACTGGATTTAATATGAAATACAGTTTCATACTGTAAGTTACGTCTGTATTTTTACCATAAATTCGGTCATATTCATCTAACACCCAATTCCATAGTTCTTTATTGCCCATTACAGCATACACTGGCTGTATGGTCCTATTTTTTATTAACTCATTTATTTTTACTAGATTATCATTCATATACAGTCTATATATTAAATGAAATGAGCAACTAAGTATATAACTTAATTGCCCATTTTACTTGTCTTGTTATGTATTAATATTAGCCTGCTTGTACCCCTGAAGTGCCAGAAGCAGCAATTGCGCCTGTATTCTGAATTGCTATTGGAATATAAATGAATTCCACACTTTTTACGGGCTCTATGCCAATATCTACAAAAAGTTCATTTGCATCAATAGTTTGTGGCGTATTATTTGTTGTGTCACACACCACAGACCAGTCATAAATTGCTCGTTGTGTGACCAATCCAGTTAAGAATGTTCCAATCTGGTTAGCAATCGAACGACGAGTAATACTATCGTTTGGTTCAAACAAGTATTGGATTGCTATCTGCTTCAATTGGGCACGTAGATAAACTATTAGTCTGGCAACGTTAATTCTATTTAATGCAGTACCAGTACCACCACGTGTTTCTTGACCGAACAGCATAATGCCATTGCCAAAAATGTTACTAATTGGATTTACAAAAGCCGGATATAGAATATCACGTAGTTGTTGACCAACACCATTAACAATATAGTTACCGCTTGGTTCGCTTAGATAACCAATTGATGTGGCGTTATCTACTAGACCACGTCTTTGACCAGCAGGGGCAAACCAGGGGAAACTTTGATTGTCACTACGAATAATTGTTCTTAGTGCCATGTGGCTACTTGGAACAACCACATTATTTCCGCTTAGATCTGTTGTTAGACCAGCAGGATAGTAAACACCCAAATAATCATTGAATGTTACCAAGCCGGCTTCTCCGTCTGTCGCAGCGTTATTTAAGTTATTAGCCCAGTTATTCAATACTGTTGTATCGGCGACTAGTCTTAATGGACTATCTCCAATAACAAAAGCAGTATCACCACGATTGTCATTCAACTGAGTTAATGTAGACATCAATTCAGGATATCCAGGACATGCAATTAGATTGAAGTTATAAATGTCTTCAAGTACCTGATCGCTGTTCTCGATAGCAGAAATTAATGACTCAACTACCATATTACGTTGTGCAGTCCTTCCCAAATAAGCGACGTTGTTTGTATCGGCGCCGCTTACGCTTACCCATGCATTTGTTTCTGCGGGCGGGAAGGGGAAATTATCAAAATAGCCTACTTCAAATGCTTTAACGTTCAGGCCGCTTCTGCGAGTATTGAATAGAAGTGTTCCACGTGGATAAAGCGCAAAGCTTGGTGCGTCTGGATCCAAATAGTTACTGTTAATCAAGCTTGTAATAGCAGGGAATGGTTCGCTAATTGGATCAACGTTACCTGATGTTGCCCAGCGTGCATCAGCAAAAATGATACCATTGCTGCTGACGTGGTCGGTGTTGTCAATCAATACCCACTGTCCAATACCATTAACATTTGACCATCTTGAAATTTGAATTCCAGCGTCGATGTCGCCTGTATTAACCCATAGATCACCAAATGCAAGAGCTGCACCAGAATTTTGTGTTAATGGCGCAGATGCTCCGACTATAGGACCGTTTGGATCAGTGAGTGTTAGGTTATAACCGCGTGCTTCCAATGCAGATGTTACTGTATGGTAGCCGACCCAGGAGTTACCAATATTGATCATAATATCAAATTGTGTTGGGTCGTTATAGTACCAGATAGTACCATTTACTGGATCACTTGCGGGAGCATTTGGACTTGCAACATAAGTTGGGTTAACCCAATTGCTAATCTTACCAGTTGCTAAACCAAATTGTGCAAGCGGGGTACCAGTACCATCAGTAAGAATAAATGTTCCGCCTGTTGAGTGTGTCAATTGCACAAACCCATTAGCAGTTACACCAGCCGATACAAAAGGAATATTCGCTGCGTTAAATGCTGTGGTAAATGCACTCATTGAGTTACCAGTGAAGCTTACAGTTGCAGGTGAGCTAAAGTTTGGGCTACCTGGTGAGCTTGAAGATACTGTCAATGAGAAACTGCTGCCAGTCAATACAACATTTGCATTTGCACTCGTATCTACTGTCACGCCTGTATTACGGCTGAGTAAGATGCTTGTAAATTCGCCTACACCAGCATCATCATATTCAAGATACAATGTTCCAGCAGGAATGTTAATTCCGCCGCCCGTTGGATCGAGCACAAAGTCAGCTGTTGCGTCATTCGGCTCAACAATTACGGGCTGGGTTACGAATAGGCCGCTTGTTCCGTTATAAATTTTAACGTCAAGATTAGCACCATTTTGTGGTGTAGTGGTCTTGAACCATACGCTACCAGTTGGTCTCGGTGTTACGTCTGTGCTATTCCATTGCGGCACACTTGTGTGCGGACTTGCCTGGAAAATTGGAGCATTATA